GGGCATATTATAGACTTCAGAGAATGAGAACATTCCCTGTGAATTAAAACTTATTTCAAATATTGAGTTGTGTAAGCTTACTTTATATTCCAACGGAAGGCCAAAGAAACGTAACGGTCATAGGGACCGTGAACTCCTTTTCATTTCCATCTTCATCTATGTATACAGACTTCATCTCCACATCTGGATTTATGCTATTAACATGAGCTCTGAAATCTCTAGAATCTCTAGATAGAAATTCGTTGTCTACAAAACTATTTATACTGGCTTTTTTAGCATCACCATCTACAGATAATATTTGATGTTTTAATCTTGTTGTTGTTTCATAACCAATACCATCACCTATCTTCTTATATCCCTGAATTTCTTTATCCATACTCTTTTCATCTGATTGAGTAAGTAACTTAAAGGTTAGTTTTCTTTTAGTAGCAGGTAGTTCAAAATCAAATTCATTTGCACCATTTACAACTATTTTCTCATCTAGCTTTTTCTCTTTTAGTGTAGTTAAATCGACTACTACTTCTTTACCATCTATTTCTACTTCGTAATCTTTACCATACGCTAATATACGAGACGCAATAAGAATTGCGTTTTTATCACCCAATAACATATCATCTAATTTGATTGATTTATCTATTATCAGAGCTTCTAATAACTTATCAATAACTATACCCTTTTTAATAAGGTTAGCTGATGTAAGTATATCCTCTTCTCTAGCCGTCATATATTTGATTTCTATTTGACCAGAAGATAGCGGGCTATCCTTCGGGTATAATAATCCTTGTGACGGCAGATCCACTACTTCTGTAGGGAACTTAACTTCTGCCATAATTGACTCCTATGATTTTTTTAAAATTATAACTATTTTTTACCAAATTTTTCGGCGGCTGTAACTCCTAATCCAACTACTGAAATATACATAAAACATTCTAATATCTTATCTTTTACTTCAAAGGCTGAAAAAGTATCAGCACCCCAACTTGCAATCAACATAGTGAAAGCAGCAAAACCTACTACTCTCTTTGAAGATATTTTTGCATCGCTAGAGAGCATCTCTTGAATAAAACCCATATTTGACTCCTCTTAGAATTGTAAGATAGCGTAATCGTATCTTAATGTTAGTGTGATTTCTGCTGGTTCACTTACTGACCAATCTAAATCTCCGAAATTAGCAGATTGTATCATAGCACCTTTAAGTGTCCACTCTTCCACTTTATCACCAACAGGTCCTAATACGTTAAATGTGACATCTTTCTTATAAAAATCTGAGTATCCATCTCTACCTGTAACAGACTCTTTATGTAAACGAACCCATTCCATTACTGCTTGTGCACCTGATGGTACAATTGGATCATAGAGAGTAACTTCTAATGTTTCCCAAGCTCCCTTTCCTTTTACATATCTTTTTACATTGATATGATTCAATTCTATTTCTTCAAAAGTAATAGTTGGTCTATTAGCCGTTTTAATTAAATATGCTGGAACGCCTTCTATGTACATAATGAACCGATTTTTTGTTTTCGGTTCAAATGGAGTGAACATAATTTCTGAAGGATCGATTAAGTCTGCCATTACAGTTCTCCTATTAAGTGTTTAATTCTTTCATATATAAATATAAACAAACTGAAAAATCGATACAGGTTATTCGTCAAATATTTCATAGTTTTTTTATAGTTTTATAGAAAACAAAAAAGGGGAGTAAAAACTCCCCTTATTTATTTACTTTGTTATGTTAATACTATACAGCACCCCATAATTCAATAAGTAATCTACCTGCAGTATAAGCGGCATTAGTTGCTGCTCCATTTGACAGATATAAGTACTGATCTGCAGTAGCAAGTGTTCTAGCTGATAATTTAGTATTATCAGTAGCCGTACCATCACCACCATTGATTAGTGTTACACCATTTGTAGCGGCACTAAAAGCAGTATTTTCTGCTAAAGTTGCTTCATCAGCTGAAACCAAATTAATATCTGGATCACCACCAGCTGCAAGTTCTAACCAACTCATTTTAACGGCTTCTAATGTACCACACGATGCGACAGTATATTGTCCAATGTGACAGTTAGCAACTCCACCATCTTTACCAATAATATCATTAGCACCATCACTTGAGGCTAATCCAACTAAATCAATAAGTATTGATGTTTTCTGAATTTGATTACCGATAAACTCTTTCCAACTCTTATGAGCACCAGCTACAGCTGATATTCCTGTTCCTGGCACTAAGCCTGTGTTTCCAACAAACTTTTGTGTTACAGTGTATGTATTTAGATCATCCAAAGACACTAAGTTTTGATCTATTATGTCTAAACCTGGATAGATTTCTCTACTCAGTTTAGCTAATGAACTTCTTGTTCCCATTATGTTTCTCCTAATATAATTTATGCACTACTTAAATTAAGTTGATTGATGGTTATTCAAACCCTCTACTATTAATTACATTGAAGCGCTACTGCAATTAACAATTCAAATATACCTTTTGTCTACTATAAATATCATTAAAACAAAAAACCCCACTTAAAAGTGGGGCTTTTCGTATTATAATTGAGTTTATAAATTACTCTGGAAACGCAGCGCCTGTTGGCAATACTGAGAAATCCAAAACAATGAACTCAGCCGTTCTAGTAGGTTGTATGAATATCTGTCCAACCAACTGATTTCTATCTACGACATCAGGTGTATTGTTGGAATCATCCATTACAACTTTGAATGCACTCAAACCACTATTGGATTGAACGGATTCTAAGAACGGATTTACTATATTTAGGAATCTAGCTCTTGTAGATGAATCATTCTGTTCAAATACTAAGAATCTGCTTGAGGAAGCAATAAACTTCTTCAATCTGATTAGTAGTCTACGAACATTGATTCTATCAAGTGCCGATGGTTTAGCCTGTAGTGTCTTTTGTCCAAATACCACAACTCCTTGTCCAGGAAATGAAGCAATCGGATTAACTCTACCTTCATAAAGCGTATCCCTATCAGTATGAGTAAGTTTCTTCTTAGTCATTCTAACATTAGATAATCCACCTCTGTTTAAACCGGCAGGAGCAAACCATTCGTGAGCTACACTATCTGTGAAAGCAATCACACCAGGTATTACTACTGATGGTGGCACCCAAACTTGACCATTTCCAGCAGGGTTTTCAATCTTAACCCACGGATAGTAAGTGGCTACATAGTTAGTATCCAAAGAGACAATATTATCAACTGCTGTTGCAACATTATCATCTATATCAGAACTATCTAACACATAAAAAGCATCAGCTCTTTCTTCAACTTTATCAATTGCATGATTAGTAACTACTGAATGATGTTTGTGTATCACACCTGGAGTTACAAGCATATTAATATCGTAATCATCAGGATTAGCTATAGCATTTATCGCTCTTTTATAAGCAATAGAGCCACTAGCAGTTGTTGATGACATATCAAATCCCATACTATTTGTAGATGAGATAGAAGTTCCTGTGTTCTTTGAAGCAGCTGGATTAATACCATCAAAACCGTGTTGCATTGGAACAGAAAACTTTAACTGCTCAACGGATTGAGAAATTGTCAAAGTTTGTGAACTAATAGCAAAATTAGTTTTGTTTGTGAACTCAAATGATGTATTATCACCATATCCAAACATATTTTCCAAAGAAAAATCAACATTACTACCTTTAGTCTCACCACTTGAAATTGGTGCTAAATAAGCGTAGTTTGTTGATGTTTCATTAGCAGCAAATTCAGTACTTAACTTAACTCCATAAGGAATGAATTCTTTATATGTTCCAGTGTTACTATTATCACCATCAGCAGTTTGTGTTAATGAAAACGAAGCTGTTGGTACAACGTTTGTAGAAACAATAGGATCTAATACAGCAGCATGCCCCATAGGTTGTAAATTAGTGTTACTTTTGAAGAGATCTTCTTTATAGTCACCTATACGAATTATCTGAGATAAATTAGGATAATCTCCATATGTAGTAAGTTCACCATTGTTATTTACAGTCTGAAACATATCACCAATTACCTTTACTATGTAATTAGATGAATCAGGATCCATATTAAGACTATTATAACTTTCTATAGGAGCTGGATTGCCTGTTCTGTATACACCAAGTCCGAATTGTGCGTAAGTTGGACTTGAGTTAGAACCTTGTGGTCTTTTAACATCTCTTATTACAACATAATGATGATTAGTATCAGTTCCATCTGCTCTCATATATACTTTAAAGAGATCTGTTCCACTACCACCAATTAATTGTGATTGTATGAAAGGTGTTCTAGCAGAAGCAGCATCTGAATTACCTGTAATAGTAGTAATATAATTACCATTAGCCGTATTTACTGATTCTGTTCCACCAGCAAAATTAAAGGTTGCATCTTCAGTAAACAATCTACCTGCAGTTATACCCTCAGAAGCTATCATACCTGCGGAAAATGAAGCACTTACAGAGCTTTCAAAAAACTTATACATATATCCTGGAGCTTCTGTAGCACCTATTGATTGTGCTTTAGGATCTGTAGGAACTTGCCTTAAAATGTAATCACCAGATACAGCATCATTTTCTCCAGTAGGAGAACCTTTAGTTATTATTGAAAGGTTTGTTAAACTGGCAGTTGCATTAGCACCAGCTAATTCTAATGTAAAATTACTAGCGCTTGTAGCACCTTTGATAGAACCACTTAGAGCACCTGTTCCGTTGCTATTGTTGATTGCTGGTAAAAATGAAGCTACAACTAATTTTCCACTCGCACCATAGTTGGCTGATGAACCACTAATAAGCAGATTAAATCCACTTACTGAATATCCACCTATATATCCTACTTTTATTATTGTTACAGTTCCTGCGGAACGTAAATATTCTTTTACTGTATATGGTGTGTAATACTCTGAATTATAAGATCCAAATACCTGTTCAAACTGCTCAAAACTTCTTATTATTGTAGGTACAAAAGAAGGACCTTTTACAGTAGGCCCAATTATTGCTGCTCCAATTTCAGAAATTCCCTGCGGTAGAAAAGATAAATCTTTTTCACGAGTAAATACACCAGGACTTACTATTCTCTCTGCCATGTGTTTTCTCCTTAAAGGGTTTTAATTATATGAATTTTGTTATATATAAATATAACAAAAAATCTCAAAATACAATTGATTGCTAATTTATTTAACTTCTGAAGATATTTCTTGAGTATCCTCTTTAGGTGTTGGTACAAAAATACCTGTCGCTGGGTTCAATTGACCAGGTCCATACTTTTCATTTAAAGTTTGGACAAATTCACGTTCTTTTTCTTGGTTTGTTGCATAATCAGATTGCAGTTGTAATTCGTTTTCTTCAATTTTCTCTGCTCTTTGGTTATTTATAAGCTTCTGTACTGAAACCTGACCAATTAAGACTTGAATATCTTGGTATGCTTTACTTAAATCACTAAGAGTTTTCAATTCCTCTTCTGTAAACTTTATTTCGCTCATTACTTACTCCTTAATTAAAATATTAGTTCAATATTAATATATATCAGATAAATATCTGAAAAACTATTTTTTTAACCATTTGGCCATCTAATTTTGTCTTTATCAGCCCAATTGTCAATATTTGTTATACCACCTCTGAATTTATTAGGATGTCTTTCATCTTGCATTGATGGACTGTGAAATCCAAATTGCCCATCCCAATCATTACCACGTTTTTCATTAGCCTCAAAGGAAAAGTCAGCTGCTAACTCTTCAGGTGCAAACTTCATTCCGTTTTCTTCTAAATACTTTCTGTGGATTCTACAGATAGCATCATCATCCGATGGATATAAATTCATAGCATCATCTTTTTGTACAAAGTCTAACATCTTCTTACTTATTAGACTAAATCCAGCATTCCCAACATTATTTTCTTCATACCACCACGGTGCGCCTATGTAATCATAGTTTAAGAACTCATCTTTCCAAGCC